TATTGAAGCATTCTGTTCTTCTATTTGGTTTTCTAATATGACTTGATTGCCTTTAAGCACAGCCATTTGATTATTAAGATATTTAATATACGAAGCGGAGCCAGCTAACGAAGCCAGTAAAAGTGCGCCTAGTATAATTGCAAGCTTAAAACCCATTACTTTCTATTGGACCGTTTGATTTTTTTCTTTTTTTTCTTTTTAACAGCACCGCCTTTTTTAAAAGGAATAGCTATGTCAAACATAATTTCTTTATCGAAAGAACCCGCGCCGCCGCTTAAACCAACAGTTGCGTCACGCATTTTTTTCTCAAGCCGACCCGTAAAGCTTGGGCTTCCTGCGCCTAAATTAACTCGTCCACTTAAACTGCCGCCATTAAATTCATAGTTTCCGCCAACACTTCTAATTTTTGCTTTTTTTTGAGCATTGTCAGCAAAAATTCGAATCTCTGATTTCTTTTTCATTAATAATCACCCCACACTTTTACTTTAGTGCCTCCCCAATACTCTACAGCTAGCCCTGCTTCAATTAATTTTTGATTAATACTGTTGCCGTCAAAATCCCACAACACGCCAAGAATACGTCCGTACTTGCCGCGCCCCTGTGATTCCAAAACAAAACCATCTTGTGTTAATTCTTTTAATAAGTCTTTAGCCTGTAGCCCGAGTTTCTTTTCTGCTAGATCTCTGGTCCGTGATTCGGGGGTATCTATTCCTACAAGACGGACTCGTTGTTTTGCTAGAATAATAGAAAAGCCCAAGTCTAAATTGACATCGCAGGTGTCTCCGTCAACTACCCGGTCTAACTCACACTTGTAAACAAAGGGTTTAGCCATTTAAGTTACGCACACATTCCTGCTCTAGTCCTGCCACGAATTGCAATCCCATCTATGTTCTTCTTTAAGACTTCCCCGCCTTCTGAAAGCTTTGCGGTTTTTGCTGCTTGTTTAAAATTTTCTTTTGTGGGTGCTCCGAAGCTTCCTACTTTTCGCATAGTTTCTCCGGAGCCTTGTTTAATTCTTTCTCGTTTAGCTCTAATATTTTCGTATAACCCTTGTTTTGCCATAATTTACTTCCTAGACATCCAAGCGGTGGTGCCCATATAAGCACCTACCACTCCGGCTTGTGCAATGTAAAATAACCCCAATAGGTCTGCGAGGGCCGCGACCCGCGATTCAGAAACCATTGGGCTGAATAAAATCATACTGAACACAAGCATAGAACCCATAGCGATCCATGCCATTTTCTTTTGAGACTCTGCTTTTTCTTCACGAAGCTCTAGCTCCATCATTTCTTGAGAACGTTGGATCTCTTCGTCAGAAACTGTACCGTCTCCATCTAAATCGTATTCGGCATATTTACTGCCCGACTCTAGCTTTTTAGGCATTTTTCTTCTGCTTCGCCCGAGTAAACCCTTTTATCGCAGCACGATCAATAGACCTACGCGCAATCCTAGCTCCTGCGGTTCCGATGGGGTTAACGGCTCCCAATGCTACGTTGGTTACCTTTTTGGATCTACGTTTTTGTTCAGGTGTCAGCTCCTTGCCTAATTTGCGAAACCCGGTATTAATTGCTATACCGGGGGGAAGATTGGAACGTCCTTTAGGTTTTTTCTTTTTACCGTTTACCTCACCGCCATCTTTTTTCTTAACAGGTTCTTTATAGCCAATTAAACCAGCCGCTTGCTCTTCAAGTTTTTTTGCTTTCTTAGTAGCTTTTTCGTCAGGATCTACAAACGTAAACGTTATACCGTCTTTTTTAGAAGTTGTTCCGCCTGAGATTTTACTTCTGTTTTTTTGGTTATATTTTTTAATTTCTTCTTCGGTAAGTTTTCTTTCTTTAGCCATTGTATTCTCCTAACAACTTTTAAACGTGTTGCCGCGTAGGGCTGCGCCCATGCCGCGCTTCTTGCCCATTGTTACTGTAGCTTTTTCAGTATTGGGGGTTTTTTCTTCAACAGTTTCCGCGTAAGGAATAGTTCCTTGGCCTTTTATGTCGGCGTGGTTTTGTGCTTCAGGGGCTTTTTCCATTGAATTGGTTACAATTTTAACTGAACTCATTGTTGGGGTCCTCGGTTTTGATTTTGTTGACGCATTTGTTCTCTATCTAAGGCCGACTGTATTCTAGCCGCCGTTTGATCTTCTTGGCTTTGTAGCCGTTGTTGAAACTCATCAGCTTTACGCATTTCTTTTTCTTGGTCAAGCTGTAGTTCCGCTTGGTCCATTGCGATGTCGGCTTCGCTCTTCTGACCTTTAATCTGTAACTCTTGTTGTTTGAGCGCGATTAACGGATCAGGGCCTTGATCTTCACCTGCGTTTGCTACTTGGTCACTTAATGCTTTCACTTGCTGCATACCTTCTGCAATAAGTTGCGCGGTGATTAGTTCCATCTGCATCATCTGCTCTTGCTCACTTTGAGGCTGCGGCATTTGACCTTCTTGAATTTGCTGCATGTAGACTACTTGCGCCTGTTCTTGCGCTTTTATTTTTACGTGTTCCATCACGTGTTTTTGCAATGATACGGCTATTTCAGGGGCAGCTTGAACAATGCCTGACGCACCAAAAACTAAGTGAGTCATGATATGTGCGTCGTGATTTTGTCCTTGGAACGCACGTAAGCCTGTAGCTTCTAGCGAATCTATGTTTTCTTGAGCCGGATCTTTTGGCTGCGGCTCTTCGGTAGAAGGTGCCTTCAATATTTTATCAATGTCTCTTACGCCCAGCGCTTCATACATACGTCGAAAGGCTTCGTGCCGATTGTGCATATCAGGTGCTTGTGAAGCTAACTCCATTTGAGTTTGAGCCAAAGCAATACGCTGCGCTTGTGAAAAAATATTTGGATTCGATACGGGGATAACATCCACGCGGTCATCGAAGTCTTCTGCCTTAACGCTCTGGTCGGCGTTGGCTATTTCATAAGGGTATTCTGCGGGCAGATACTCCGCCATAATTCTTGCCAGCAACTTAAACTCTTGCCGCATTGCATAGTGCAAGCGTTTATGCACAGCACTCATGACCCGTGTGCCTTGCTCCAACATAGCTACCGTTGTTCCAACAGCCGCGCCTTGGTTTCCGTCGCCTACTTTTAGATCTGTAATAGTCGCGAACCGTTGCCCTGCTTCAACAACAAAACCTAATAAGCCCATTAACGTTTGATCGGGGCCTTTAAACGGTAATGCCATTAGGCTGTCACGGATCGCTCCGCCCGGCGCATCTACATCTCTAAATTCTCCCGGCTGCAAAGGATCTTCGTCATCTCTGATCCGTAGGCCGCGAGCCTTGAAACCTGCTGGAAGGTTAGATAATGTTCCTGCGTCAATCAGTTGTCGAAGTGCAGCAGTCGCGGTTCGCGACAAACCGCCTATTGTGTGGATTAGCCCTAAACCATAGAAGCCAAATCCGGGTAAAAACTTGTAGTGTACGAAGTATTGTATCTTTCTTTTAAGTGGGTCGTTTTCTTGATAGTTTCTTCGAATAGCAAGAACTTGACCGCTGTCTTCACTAATAGTGACGATATAAGGTACTTTTATGCCTGTTTCTTCGCCTTCTTCGTCTCGTTCTTCGTACCCAATAAGGTCTAAATCAACGTGACATTCCAATAATGTGCAGTCGTAATCTATGTTAGACGGGTGCATACCGTCTATGTTCTCTACTTCTTGGCTGATCGAGTCCGAACTTTGCTGCGATGGGTGTACCGCAACGTCTCTATAGAATCCAGATACCTGTTTTTTACGCAATTCGTTTAGCGGCATACGCAAAACTTGAGTAATGTTTGGACAGGAATCTAAACTGCTGCATTCGTAAGGCACAACAAGGTGTTCTGCGGGTACAAAACTGCTGATAGCTCGGTCTAACGTCTCGTCAAAATATACTTTTTTAAAGGTAGAACCTGCTAAAGGCAAATAAAACAGCATTTGATCAAGCTCTGGCGTGTAATCTTCCATTACATTCATCAAATAGTAGTTCATAAATTCTTTTACGCGGACCGCTTGCTGTTCTTTTTCTGGCGTAGGGGTCCCCATGATGGCTGTTTTTACGGGTCCGTTAGGCGGGAGCAGTTCATTAAAGGCGTGGGCCTGAAATTGTGTTGCAGCTTCGGCTAATAACGGGTGTGTAACCCCGGTTGCACCCCGAAAAGGCGTGGTTCGCTCTTCGTAGTTTAATCCGAGCAGTTCCATACCATTGGAATAAGTGTCTTCCCAATCCTTTCGAGAGGATTTATTCGCTTCAAACTCAGAAGAAAGCTCGTTGCTTATAGACCCTAGATCGCGATCGTCTAGGTATTCGGCTAGATTATCAAAAAAACCTTCTTCTTCCTGTTGTTGAGAAGGGTCTAAGTCAATAACCACGCCACCGTCGTCGGTAGCTTCTATTTCTATGCCGTCTGGTATGTTGTTTTTATTTTGAAAAGTTGCAGCGGGTTGTTCTATCTCTATGTCTAAAGCGACATCTTCTTCTAACGGGTTGCTATTCGCTCTATCCATTAAAGAAACTATAGGTTCGTCAGCCATACTTTTATCCTTTACCCGTAATAAGCTTTTATCGTACTGGAAGTCGGAGTATCTTTCCAATCATCTGATGGTAACTGTACAAAGTTTCCTTGTCGATAGCGCATTAACGCTTGTGTTGTACTGTCCACTAAATCGTCATACTCCCCGTTAGGAAAAGCGGCGCACTCTTCAATGAGTTCGTCCGCCCATTGTTCGTCGGGTGCCCAGATCATTCCGCTCTCAAACAAGGGTGAAATAGAGTGAGCACGAGCCAGCTTATCATTACCTCGGCTCGGTGTGAAGTTTACTACAGGAATTCCTACTTGCCGGAGTTCTTGGGTCAGGGGCATACCACTGGCTTTAGCTTCAATGATCACCGTCTCCGGTTCCCAAAACCGATACTGCTCTAACGCGACGTCTTTTAGCGCGGGAAAATCCCAACGGTCTTTTTTAGAATCCAACAAAATTAAATTAGGGGGTCCGCCTTCCTCTGGATAGAACACACCCCATGTAGTTATCGCCGAGAAGTCAGCCGTTTCCTTTTTACTAAACGCGGTGTCATAACTTTGTATGACATACTGAAGCTGCGGTACGCTGTCTTTCTCCCAGCGTTGCCACCATTCTCTTTTCAGAATTGAGTTCTCTTCTCCCGTCGGCTGCTGCTGGTATTGCGCGTTCCACTTGTACGGAGGTATCGAGGCTTTTACCGCTTCTAAATCGGGAAGGGTCCAGTATTCAGGCCAACAGGCTTTTCCTGACGGCATGATTGCGGGCAATTCCACTATTTCCCATTGGTCTGCGTGGTCATCTTTGGCTTGCGCTCGTATCAATTGACCCGTCATATCCTTCTCTGACCAGCGCGTTTGTACCAAAACAATGGCTCCGCCCGGTTGCAAACGCTGTCTGGGTCCACCCGTGTACCAATCCCACGCATCATCGAACCCGGTGTTTGACATGGCGGTCTGCTCCGAGTGCGGATCGTCAATAATAATTAAATCACCACCGCGACCCGCGAGGTTTGAGCCAACGCCGACGGCGTAGTACATTCCACCGCGATTCGTGTCCCAACGGCCTGATGCTTTTGAATCGACCGCTAACTTGGTATCAGGGAACAAGCCACTGTATTCTTCACGCTCAATTAAATTTTTTACTTTACGCCCGAAGTTGACTGCAAGTTCCGTGGTGTGCGTCGCTTGAATAATTTTCATGGCAGGATTCTTTCCAATCATCCAAGCAGGAAACAAATAACTGGCAAACTCTGACTTGGTATGTCTTGGCGGCATGTTGATAATCAAACGTTTTAGTTCACCGCTGGCAATTCGCTCTAACTTTTCTGCAATAATTTCATGATGCTTGCCGACAATGAACTCGGGCCACATGGTTTTAACAAAATTTAAAAAATATTTTTCACAAGCTTCATTCTTCTTTAACTGGGCAAGACGAAGCTCTAGCTTAATTCGTTTGTCTTCTACATCTGATGAAAGGACTGCGCTCATAGGTTTTAAATTTTATATATTTTTTTGGGGGCTTGGGACTCCTACCCCATTTTTATGTTTCACGTGGAACATTGTCAAGGTTTCACGGCCCACGGTACAGGAAAAAAGCATAAAAATATATAGGAGATGTCTAATAAGTGTTCGAACTATTTTTTTTCAGATTTATTTG